AGCAGCTTGACGGCAATCCGTTCCTGCTCAATACCCCCGGTGGCACTTATGACCTGTCTAAAGGACTGGATGGCTGGAAAGCGACCGATCCTACCGACCTCTTAACCAAAGTGACGGCGGTCGTACCGAATGAGGAAGGTCGGCAGATCTGGGAGGATGCCTTGCAGGTGTTCTTCTGCGGCGACCAAAGCCTTATTGACTATGTGCAGATGATCTGCGGCCTGTGTCTGATCGGCAAGGTGTATGTGGAGTCGATGATTATCGCCTATGGTGACGGAAGAAACGGCAAGTCTACCTTCTGGAACGTCATCTACAAGGTGCTGGGCAGTTATTCCGGCAACATCTCTGCCGATGCTTTGACCGTCAACTGCAAGAGAAACGTCAAGCCCGAAATGGCGGAGCTGAAGGGCAAGCGTCTCATCATTGCGGCAGAGCTGCAGGAAGGGATGCGCCTGAACACCAGTGTGGTCAAGCAGCTCTGTTCGACCGATCCCATTTTCGCCGAGAAGAAGTTTAAGGCTCCGTTCTCCTTCGAGCCGAGCCACACGCTGGTGCTGTACACGAACCACCTGCCGAAGGTGGCGGCTTCCGATGACGGCACTTGGCGCAGACTGATCGTGATCCCGTTCCATGCCAAGATTCAGGGACAGGCTGACAAGAAGAATTATACCCAATATCTGATCGACAATGCAGGCGGTGCGGTGCTTTCGTGGCTGATCGAGGGTGCGATGAAGGTGGTCGCTGCCGATTTCAAGGTAGACCGCCCGCAATGCGTAATGGATGCCATCGGTGCGTATCGTGAAGGCAATGACTGGCTGGGTGCGTTCATCGATGACCGTTGTGAGGTGGATAAGAGCTATCAAGCAAAATCCGGCGACCTCTACAAGGAGTACCGTGATTACTGTAACGCAAACGGCGAGTATGTTCGCAGCACCACCGACTTCTATGGAGCTTTGGAGCAGGCAGGTTTCAAGAGAAAGAAGACGATGTCCTACAACGTCATTATGGGTATCGCCATCAAATCCGACTTTTTGAACTGATCGACTTCCATTCAAAAAGCCTTAAAAACATCGTAAAATCGGGACTATGGAAGTCATAGGAAGTCAAATACAGACTTTACGCAGGCGAGAAAAATCATAGAAATTTCTTCCTATGGAAAGGTTTGCAAACGAGTTCCTATGACTTCCATAAATCGCCGGAAAGGTCGAATCTATGCGAGAAAAATCAATTGAAGAAAAACTGGTCGAAGCCGTGAAAGCAGCGGGCGGTGTCTGCTGGAAGTTCACTTCTCCCGGAACGTCAGGTGTGCCTGACCGCATCGTATTGATGCCGTTCGGCAGGATCGCCTTTGTGGAGGTCAAGTCTCCCGGTGAAACGCCCCGTCCGCTGCAGCGCTTGCGTATCAGAACACTTCGGCGGCTGGGTTTCAAGGCATTTGTACTGGACAGCCCCGATCAGATCGGAGGGATCATTGATGCAGTACAAACCCCATGACTACCAGAAGTTCGCCGTGGACTTCATCGAGACACATCCGGAAGCTGCCGTCCTGCTGGAATGCGGACTGGGCAAGACCAGCATCACCCTGACGGCGCTGAACGACATGATGTTCGACCGCTTCGAGGTACACAAGGTGCTGATTATTGCACCGATCCGTGTCTGCCGGAATAGCTGGGCAGCCGAGATCGAAAAGTGGGATCACCTGAAAGGCATGACCTACAGTCTGGTTCTCGGCAGCCGTGACCAGCGCCTTGCGGCTCTCCGGCAGAAAGCTGACCTGTATATCATCAACCGTGAGAACGTCCAGTGGCTCATCGAAAGCAGCGGGATGCCGTTTGATTTCGACATGGTGGTCATCGACGAGCTGTCCAGCTTCAAGAACCATCAGTCAAAGCGCTTCCGTGCGCTGCGGAAGGTGCGACCGTTCGTGAAGCGCATCATCGGGCTGACGGGTACACCGTGCAGCAACGGTCTCATGGATCTGTGGGCGCAGTTCCGCCTGCTGGACAAGGGTGTCCGGCTGGGAAAGCGCATCGGGCAATACCGTGATGCCTACTTCACGCCCGACTGGAACGGCTTTACCTACACGCCCCGCAAGGGTGCGGAAAAGGAGATCTACGGCAAGATCGCCGACATCAGCATCTCCATGAAGACCACCGACCACCTGACCATGCCGGAGCTGGTCATGGTCGCCGACAAGGTGGAGCTGGAAGAGGATGCCTTCCGCATCTACAAGGACATGGAGCAGGAGATGTGTGTCGAGTTCGTAGACGAGCCGATCTCCGCAGCGAACGGCGGTGTCCTGTGCGGAAAGCTGACACAGCTTGCCGGCGGTACGATCTACACCGACAGCGGAAGCACCATGCACATCCACGACCACAAGCTGGATGCGCTGGAAGACCTCATCGAAGCGCAGAACGGCAAGCCTGCCCTGATCGCCTACTGGTACAAGCACGAACGGGACAGCATCATGCAGCGCTTCGACTGCCGGGAGATCAAGACCGATGCCGACATCGCCGACTGGAACAAGGGAAAAATCCCGATTGCACTGATACAGCCGTCCTCTGCCGGACATGGACTGAATCTGCAATCGGGTGGCAGTACCATTGTCTGGTACACGATGCCGTGGTCGTTGGAGTTGTATCAACAGACCAATGCACGACTTTGGCGGCAGGGACAGACGGCGGACACCGTTATCATTCACCACCTCGTTTCGGTGGGGACAATTGACGAGGATATCATGAAAGTGCTGGAAAGCAAGGATAAAACACAGGCGGCGATGCTGCAGGCCGTAAAAGCAAGATTGAAGTGAGGAGGTACGGCATGAAGGAATATTTGGAACAGGCAGGACGACTCCGCAGACGAATCAAGCGTAAAATCAACGAAATCCATGTACTTCGTCAGAGAGCAGAGGGTATGAACGGCAGTAGCTTGAATGATATGCCGAGAATCGCTTCTCCCGACCATAGTAAAATGGAGGGTACGGTTTTCAGAATCATGGCACTGGAAGAAGAAATCAAGGAAACGCAGGCAGAGTATGATGCCCTGCTTGCCGATATGGATAAGCGAATTCAGGCTATTGATGACAGTGATGACCGTGATCTGCTGACCAAGCGTTACCTTGAATTTAAGACGTGGAATGCTATTGCAGCGGAGTTCGGGTACAGCGTACAGCACATCTACAGGCTTCACGCCAAGGCAGTCGAAAAGTTGAGAGTGGATGAGAGTTCATAAGACTTGATATTCAAGCCGAAGTGTGATAGAATATATAATAGCAAATAATATACAGAGCCTTTGCAGTACCGCTGTAAGGGCTTTTTTCATACCTTGTGGAGGTGAATCATGCCCCGCAAATCCAAGCGACCATGCAGTCATCCAGGTTGTCCGAACCTTACAGAAGAACAATACTGTGAACAGCACAAGCCCCTGCACCCTGACCGTCCGTCAGCCGCCAAGCGTGGCTACGGCAGTAAGTGGCAGAGATTAAGCAAGGCCTACCTCCGCAAGAATCCGCTGTGCGTGAAGTGTCTGGCGGAGGGAAAGTATGTGACCGCAACGGTCGTTGACCATATCGTTCCGCATCGTGGTGACCACTACCTGATGTGGAGCGATACGAACTGGCAGGCGTTATGCAAGCACTGCCATGATAAGAAGACCGGAAATGAGGACAGCAGACCGCTTTATTCATACAAATAGAACTTTTTGAAGTTGACTTCAAAAACTCTTGACTTTTATCATCTTTTTGTGGTATACTAAAACAGAGGTGATAGTATGGTTGAGCGTAAACTGTATATGGATAAAATCAAGAAGCTGAAGGATCAGCAGATCATCAAGGTCGTGACAGGTGTCCGCAGATGCGGCAAGTCCACACTGCTGAAACAGTTTCAGGCATATCTTCTGGAATCGGGTATCAGTCCCAAACAGATCATTGCCATCAATTTCGAGGATGTGGCAAATGAACATCTTCTGGAGTATCACGCACTGCATGATTATGTCACAAAGCGTCTTTCCCAAGGCAAGATGACCTATATTTTCCTTGATGAAATACAGGCTGTCCCCGGTTTCCAGAAGGCAGTGGATTCTCTGTTTATCCGTGAAAATACGGATATTTATATCACAGGTTCTAACGCACATATGCTGTCCGGTGAGCTTGCAACCTTGCTTTCCGGCAGATATATCGAAATCCCTATGCTGCCGTTATCGTTTGCAGAATATCTGGAATTATCCGGACTTGACAGGCGTTCCGCTTGGCAGAATTACTTTCAGTATGGCGGTTTTCCTTATGCTGTGCAGATTGCGGATGATGAGATCAGAGATGACTATCTTTCCGGCATTTATCACACCGTACTGGTGAAAGATGTTGCCGCAAGAAAGCGTATCAATGACATCGAATTGCTAGAAAGCGTTGTGAAATTTTTGTTTGACAACATCGGCAACATCGTGTCATCTAAGAAGATTGCAGACAGCCTGACTTCTTTCGGCAGAAAAACAACGCCTGTGACCGCTGAAAACTATGTCACTGCACTTTGTGATGCTTTCATTTTGTATAAAGCAGAGCGATACGATGTGCAGGGCAAACAACATTTGAAATCACTTGAAAAGTACTACGCCGTGGACATGGGACTTCGTCGGTTACTGCTTGGCAACCGCAGACGTGACATTGGTCATATCCTTGAAAACATCGTCTATCTGGAACTGATCCGCCGTGGTTGCAAGGTGAGCATTGGCAAGGTCGGTGAGCTGGAGATCGACTTTATTGCAGAGCGTAATGGCGAAAAGATCTACTATCAGGTTTCTGCAACCGTTATGGATGAGAACACCTTTGAACGTGAAATCACGCCGCTGAAGCGTGTGCATGATCACTATCCCAAGTATATCATCACAATGGATGAACTGCCCATGGATGAAGACGGCATCAAGGTTGTCAATGTGATTGATTTCTTACTACAATAAAACGATAGCACTTGCCGCAAAAGCAGCGAGTGCTATTTTTATGTGCGAAAGTACTGCCCCCCGGGGGTATCGAAATCTCTACAGTCAAATCACGAAAAGACCGGCGCCCCCTCTCACGCACAAAAAGTCCGGTTCAAACACCCGATTAACCCCCTCGAATATTTTACAAGCCGAAATCCACGTGGTTTCGGCATTTTTTATAGGCAGGTGATGATATGGCAAAGGACGGTACAAACCGTGGCGGACGACGTGTCCGTGCAGGCGACAAGCCGAAGCCCCTCGCCGAGAAAATTGCCGCAGGAGAGGATGCCGACATCATCGAATTCACCCCGACCGCACTGGAGGGAGCAGACCTTGATGATGCCGCCGATCTCGTTGGTGAGGATATGCCCTCGCCGAGTGAATACCTCTCGGCACGGCAGAAGGACGGCAAGCCCCTCGGCGCTGATGAAATCTACAAGGAAACATGGATATGGCTGAAGAATCGCGGCTGCGAAAAGCTGGTCAACAAGCGACTGCTCGAAAGCTACTCGCTGGCGTTCGCTCGTTTCGTACAGTGCGAAGAAGCGCTTTCGACCTACGGTCTGCTCGGCAAGCATCCGACGACCGGCGGCGTGGTGGCATCCCCGTTCGCATCCCTCAGCCAGTCCTATCAGAAACAGGCAAATCTGCTCTGGTACGAGATCTTCGATATCGTGAAGCAGAACTGCACCACCAAGTTTGACGGCTCTCCGCAGGACGATATGATGGAGCAGCTACTCCGCAGCAGGAAGTGAGGTACACATGAAAACAACGACTGACTTTCAGCTTGTCAGCACCGACAAGCTCATCCCGTATGTAAATAACGCCCGCACTCACTCGCCGGAGCAGATCAAGAAGCTCCGTTCCTCGCTGCGTGAGTTCGGTTTTGTCAATCCGGTCATCATCGACCGGGAGTATAATGTCATCGCAGGTCACGGCAGACTGATGGCGGCGAAGGAGGAAGGCATCACGGAAGTGCCGTGTGTCTATGTTGACCACCTGACCGATGCGCAGAAGAAAGCCTACATCCTTGCCGATAACCGCATGGCAATGGACGCAGGCTGGGACGAGGAGCTTCTCGCCGTGGAGATGCAGGAACTGCAAGACCTCGGCTACGACCTCGCCATGACCGGATTTGATGAAAAGGAACTGGCTGACCTGTTCTCCGACGGCACGGATTCCGATGCAAAGGACGACGATTTCGACCTGACGGCAGCGTTGGAGAAGGCTTCTTTCGTGGAGCGCGGTGACGTGTGGACGGTCGGCAGGCATCGCCTGATGTGCGGTGATGCGACCAGCCCCGAAGATGTAAATACATTGATGGGCAACACGAAAGCAAACCTCATCCTGACCGATCCGCCGTATAACGTGTCATTCAAGTCCGGCAGCGGACTCACCATTCAGAACGACAGCATGAAGAACGAGGAGTTTTATAACTTCCTGCTCTCCGCTTTCAAGTGTATGGCAGACCACCTCGAAAAGGGCGGTGCGGCTTATGTGTTCCACGCAGACACCGAAGGGCTGAACTTCCGCAGGGCGTTCATCGACGCAGGCTTCCACCTTGCAGGCTGCTGCATCTGGGTGAAGGACAGCCTTGTCCTTGGTCGCTCCGACTACCAGTGGCAGCATGAGCCTGTGCTGTATGGCTTTATGCAGAACGGCAAGCACAAGTGGTATTCCGACCGCAAGCAGACGACCATCTGGAATTTCGACAAGCCGAAGCGCAATGCGAACCACCCAACTTCAAAGCCGTTGGATTTGCTTGCCTATCCTATCGGAAACTCCACACAGGAGAATGCTGTGGTAATCGACACCTTCGGCGGCAGCGGCTCGACGCTCATGGCGTGTGAGCAGATAAACCGCATCTGCTACATGATGGAGCTTGACGAAAAATACGCCTCCGTCATTCTCCGGCGCTACGTTGAGGACACCGGGAATGCCGAAGGCGTGTATGTAATTCGTAACGGACAGCAGATTCCTTATTCCGATCTGGTCAAAGAGGTTGAGATGAACGCAGAATAATTATTTAGAATACTTGCGTTTAATCTGTGACACTCTTGACTGTGAAATGCCTGTTGCATCTGCAACTTGCTGCTGTGTGAGACCAGAATTAAGACGCTCCATAACAGTTTGTTCAAAAGCACCTTGTGTTTCACGGGTATGTGGTGGTGTAATACTTAATTCACGATCTTGCCCCAACGGACGCTGTGTAACTTTAGCACGAACAAACCCAATTTCAGTATTGGCTTGTAATTCCAGTGTTTGCCCCTGTGAAATAAGTTTTGCATTGGGATCAAGGCTCTGGATTTCACGAAGACTCATATCCATGATATCACGTTGCCCCTGATTCTGTACTGGCAGAAAATCTGGATTTGGATTGTTTTTCATAAGGATAACCTCCGTCATATTTATTGTAGTAATATTAGTAATATTACTGTTAACACTCATATTATATCACAGGTGCTTAAGTTTGTCAAGAGTATTTCACATTTTTCTTTTTTGTCTAATAGTGCGTGAATTTGGAATGGCTTTTTCAGTTATTTCGGCAGTTTACAGTCTTGCTATCTGTGCGGTTCAGAGTTAATATGTGACTACAATCAAAACCGCAGCAAGCGGTAAAAAACAGGAGGTCACATCATGAATATCAAGTTCAATATTGAAAAGAGCCGGCGCAAGGCACTGGCGCAGAAGATCGGTGAGCTGACCGGCAGCGAGGTGAATTACCTCGGCGTTCCGAGCTGCGGATACCAGATCGGGGCATACACCCTCGACAAGGAAGCGGTGCTGCACGGCGATGAGCTTCCGGACGACATCCGGAGCGAATTGCAGAAGGCAGGTTACACCGCAGAGGACGAGCTGGTGGCGCTGACGATTTCGATGCCGAGAGACTTCTTCACGGAGCAGTCGATGAACAATCTGCTCCAGCTCATCGCCAACAAGGAAACGCTCCTGAAGCACGCACTGAACACGGAGAGCCTTGCGGTCAACGAGTGTGAGGAAACGGTCGAGTTCCCGTGGTTCACGGTCGAGAAGGACGGCGATGGCGATGCCTACGCCAAATTCATCACCGTGCTTTGCGAGTTTGCAAAGAACCTGCAGCGTGTGGTCAATAAGCCGGACACCAGCGACAACGAGAAGTACGCATTCCGCTGCTTCCTCCTGCGCCTCGGCATGATCGGCGCAGACTACAAGGCAGCCCGCAAAGTTCTGCTCCGCAACCTGACCGGAAGCTCCGCCTTCCGCCACGCACGTTTGCAAGCAAACTGCGCAGTTTCGCAGAGCGAAACGTGCGGCAAGCCCGAAGGAGGTGCCGACGATGCGGTTTCCGAATGACGCTGAACTGAAAGCCCTGCGGGAGCGTTATCCCGCAGGTACACGCATCCGCCTGATTTGCATGGCGGACGACATCGCGCCCGTGCCGCCCGGAACAACCGGAACGGTTGCAATCATCGACGACGCAGGCAACATTCATATGAAGTGGGATAACGGCAGAAGCCTTGCGCTGATCGAAGGCGCAGATGAGTTCGAGGTCATCAACTCTGTATAAGCGACTGCCAGCGCTCGTGCCTTGCTGGGCATCTGCTTATCCGGCGGCTGATTTTATAGCCTCCGGGGACGCCGGAAAATGTGACGACCTATTCCATCGTACCCCATATTACCACACAATTGCAAGTAAGTCAAGGGTGTATACTACACAATCATCAAGGCTGTATTTTCCTCGATATTCTGTGGTTTTAGCGGCTTGATATATCCTCGGTTTAGAGTTAATATGTGACTACCGAAAGGGAAAACACACAAAAAACCAAATAGGAGGATACCACCATGAACGCAAAGACACAGGCACAGATCAACAGAATGAAGGAGCAGACCATCGGGGTTGAGGTTGAGATGAACAACATCACCCGCAAGGCTGCCGCAAAGCTCGCCGCCGAGTTCTTCGGCACAAACCGCAGCGAGTACACCGCCCACCGCAACGGCTACGAAACCTACAGCGCTTGGGACGCACAGGGACGCGAGTGGAAATTCCAGCGCGACTGCAGCATCAGCGGACCGGACAGCGAAAAGTGCGAACTGGTCACACCGATCCTGCACTACGCCGACATCGAAACCCTGCAGGAGCTGATCAGACGCCTTCGCAAGGCGGGCGCAAAGAGCGACTACACCAGAGGCTGCGGAGTTCACATTCACATCGGCGCAGCGGGACACACACCGCAGAGCCTGAGAAACCTCGCAAACCTGATGGCAAGCCACGAAACGCTGATCGCCGAAGCAATCAAGGTTGACAGCAGCCGCATGAACCGCTACTGCAGAACGGTAAACCCGAATTTCCTGCAGCAGCTCAACAAAAAGAAGCCCACCACGATGGCGCAGCTTGCAGACATCTGGTACGGCGCACAGGGATGCGACTACGGCAGAACCCACCACTACAACGACAGCCGCTACCATATGCTGAACCTCCACGCCACCTTCACAAAAGGCACGATTGAATTCCGCCTTTTCCAGTTCGACAAGCCCGCAGGCGGCAAGCAGAACGGGCTTCACGCAGGCAAGCTCAAGAGCTACATTCAGCTTTGCCTCGCAATGAGCCAGATGGCAAAAGACCTGCGCAGCGCAAGCCCGAAGGAACAGCAGAAGGAAAACAAAAAGTTCGCGATGCGGACTTGGCTGATGAGAATGGGCTTCATTGGCGACGAGTTCGCCACCGCAAGAGAAACCCTGACGCAGAACCTTACCGGCGACAACGCCTTCCGATTCGGCAGACCTTGAGGGAAGCCGAATCCCAGCCGCCAACCACGGCGGCTGGGGCGGCAAGCCGCACACAGCGCCCACGTTGCCCCGTGTGGGGCGGGAGTGGTATCCTCCGAGTAACTGCCCCTTTCGGTAAAAAGCCCTGTACGGGGCGCACACGGCGCAAACAGCGGCAAGGCATATTCTACACAACTGCAAGCCCGGAAATCCACATATCTTTTGTAGTTTTATCGGCTTGATATAGTGCCGGAAAAGAGTTAATATGTGCGTACCGAAACGAAAACGGAATCCAAGACAAAAGGAGAAAAGCAATGAAAAGATACTACCTCGCATACGGTTCAAACCTGAATATCCGCCAGATGCGCTGCCGCTGCCCCGGCGCAAAGCCTATCGGCATCACGGCGATCCCCGACTACCAGTTGCTTTACAAGGGCAGCAAGACCGGCGCGTACCTGACCATAGAACCGAAGAAAAACGGCATCGTTCCGGTTGCGGTCTGGGAAGTGACCGCCGACGATGAGAAGCGGCTGGATGCCTACGAGGGTTGCCCGACCTTCTACTACAAGCGGGACATCCGCCTGACCGTCAAGCTGCTGAACGGAAAGAACAAGCGGCTGGACGCTTTCATCTACATCATGCACGAGGAACGCAAGCACGGCATTCCTTCGCTGACCTACATCCGCACCTGCGAGGAAGGCTACCGGAATTTCGGATTCGACACCAAGTTCCTCGATGCCGCCTACGAAATCAGCGCAAAGGAGGTGCAGCGATGAAAGACCGCAACAACGAGCCACGTATCTGCCCGAAATGCGGGCAGGCGTACACCGCCCGACCAGCCCTTTCCCGCGTGGATAACAGCCCGATCTGCCCCGACTGCGGAACGCGTGAAGCGCTTGAAAGCATCGGCGTCGGACGCGAGGAACAGGACAAAATCCTCGGCATCATCTACGAGAAGTACCAGCCGGAATAAGGCGCACACAGCCGCTACGCTGCCCCGTGTCGGGCGGAACGGGTATCCTTGCAAAACTACTCCTTTCGGTAACCCGCCCCACACAGCGCAAACGTGGCGGCACAGAGCCTGTGTTCCCAACTTCTGTGCGATGTACAATTCAGCGGCTTTTCCGCTGCGATGTTTGTCACATTTGTTTTGCCGATTCTGCTTGCTATTTCTGCGGTTCAGAGTTAATATGTCACTACCGCAGGAGAAGCGGAATAACAACAAAGGAGCATTCACATGAACATTTTAGTTGTTGAACCGGGCAAGCGCCCCTACGCAAAGGAGATCAGCGGCGACCTTGAAAGCCTGCAGCAGACGGTCAGCGGATACATTCAGGCGATTTACCCCTTCGATGATCCGGTCGCACTGGTATGCGAGGAGGAAGCTCTCTACCATCCGGAACAGAAATGGAATCGCCCGATCAAGGGCTACGGAGTCATCAAGGGGACGTTCTTCCTTTGCGGACTTGGCGAGGAAGACTTCACCGACCTGCCGCAGGAGCTGATCGAAAAGTACACGGAACAGTTCCGGCAGGCATACGACTTCGTGCTGGTAGGCAACATTCTGATGCCGATCCCCCTGAGCGACTGAGCCGCACGGGGCGACCGGAACCCGGCTGGCAGGTGTAATATACACAACACCTGCCAGCGTTTTTCCTCGTATCTTCTGTAGTTTTAGCAGCTTGCTATTATTCCGGTTTAGAGTTAATATGTACACAACGGAAGGGCAAAGCCAACCGGAAACTACGAAACACGGAGGAAAAAACAATGATCAGCTACGGGATGGCAAAGGCAAGAGCAATGGCAGGCAGAGACGACTGGAACGAGCGCGAGGCGATCAAGAGCGCCACGATCCTTTGGTACGACACCGAAGAGGAAGGCTACGAACTGGAGATCGAGAACGAGGACGACCTCGACGCAGAGGACTTCCGGGCTTGGATCGAGGAGAATGCCGATCGCCTTGCGCAGGAGGACGCTGCCGCCAACGGCACGACCTTCGACGGTGTCGAGGAGATCGACTACGAGACCGAGTGGATCGACGACGATGCCCTTTTCGAGGCGGAGTACGAAGCCGCCTGCGAGTTTGAGTGGGAATGCAGAACCGGCAGATGAGCCGGTCGCCCCACCGGGGCGGCACAGCGCCGCCCTGTGCGCGGGCAGCCAGTTACGCGCAAACTGATGCCATGCCAGAACAAGCCCCGCACAGCGCGTTTATGCGGCTTCTGTGGGCGGGCGTAAAGTACACAAACAAGCGGAAAA